AGGTTCTAGGTAAAATCCACCTCTACCTGAACCACCACCAATACCGCTACAAGCCGGTGGAAAAATAATATTCATTGCTATTCCTTATTCGTAGCTATGTACAGTAACTTTCACAGTTACACCATGAGTGTTAATTACACCCGGTTTAACTAATACAGCAGGAGCTAAACCTTTAACATCTATTTTCAATGCTTTTAGAGGACCACATAAATTAGGTCTAACGTAATCTGCTATAGAAAGGTCAATTGTACCTTTAGTGATTGCACCGAAATTAACACCATCATCTGATGCAGTAACAACAACAGTACCAGCAGTAAGTAACTGATCACCTGTTAGTGAAGGACTGATTGGTTTAATTGTATCTGGTTCTGCATACACTGATACTGAGATAAAGTGTTTGCATTTGTCTTCAGGAAGATTAGCAAAGATCCAAGGAGAATCTGCACCTAAACCAGTTATATGATTTTCAGTAGAGTTGCCTGTATCTTTGTTAACTCTGCCGTAGAAATTATTTTGATATCCCATCTATTTGTACCTCTCTAGTTATAGACATTGAAGATTATGTACCAATTACATAGCTATGTCTCGCCTACGGCGAGTAAGTTGGTTAATTGTCCAAACTAAAATTAAGAGATGAATCAATGTCACTTCAAATAGTAAATTTACATTTAGCAGCGAAATACATTAAAGCAGCTATTAAATCTAATCTAGTAGCTTACTTAGCCGGTTCTCCGGGTATGGGTAAATCAGCAATGATCTACGCTATTGCAGCAGAATATAATCTTAAAGTAATAGATTTACGTCTTGCTCAAGAAGATCCAACTACTATTAATGGATTCCCTAACGTTTCTAATGGTCGTTCTCGTTACCTACCACCAGAGACATTCCCATTACAATCTGATCCATTACCACTTAAGCCAGAGTTTAATACTATTATTAATAGAACCAACTATATGACTCTACTTAAGGCTAAGAAAGCTAAACCTATTACAGACTTCCAGAAGAAGTACTGCTATGCAGGTTGGTTATTATTCTTTGATGAACTTCCATCTGCTCCTAAGTCAGTACAAGCTGCATCTTATAAGATTATCTTAGACCGTATGATTGGTCAGAAGAAACTTCATAGTAAGTGTGCAATGTTAGCAGCAGGTAACTTATTAACTGATGGTGCTATTGTTTATGAAATGGGTTCAGCTCTACGTAGTCGTCTTGTACATATTCATGTTAAGTCTAACCCACAAGACTTCTTATCTAATGTAGCTCCTAAGATTGGATTAGATCTACGTATTAGTGCATATCTTAACTATAAGAATAGCAATGTAAACAACTTCAGTGAATACAACAAAGGCTCATCTGATGAAACGTTTGCATGTGAACGTACTTGGGATATGGCTAGTAAGCTAGTTAAAGAAGTATCTCCTGATGAGAATAAACCTATCCCAGATCAATGGTCTACTATGTTAGCTGGTACTGTTGGTTCATGTGCTCTAGAGTTTGTCCAATTCACTCATGCATTTGATCAACTACCAACATTCAAAGAGATTATTAACGATCCAACAAAAGCTACTATCCCTAATAAACCTGCGGTACGTTGGCTACTTACTTCTCTATTAGTTGGTAATACTGATATGTCTAATATTGATGATGTTATGGATTATGTGGATCGTCTACCTAAAGAATTCCAATTTGCTACAGCTAAGATGATGTGGGCTAAAGACGATAGTCTATTAGATAATCCAAAACTTGAAGCTAAATTTACTGAAATTGGAAGTATATTAATTGGATAATATAGAACAAGCTGACGATAAGATTAGTACAGCTTTAATGCAACTAATGAGAACATCTCAGAATGCTTTCGTTATTAGTATGCTTCTTAATATGCCAAGAACTTCTGCTCAAGTTAAAGCTATTGAATTAGCAGGAACTACTATTAAGTATAATCCTGACTATGTTAATAACTTAGATACTAATGATCTAAAGTTCAATTTAATGCACTTAAGTTGGCATTTACCTTTCTTTGATGAACTACGTGCTAAAGATAAAGATGATAAGCAATTATGGAATGATGCTTGTGATGTTTATATTAACCATATGATTAAAGCTGACACTACTTGTGGAGTAGAAGTACCTCACTCTGCTAAATGTGATGCTAAGTATCGTGGTAAAGAGAAAGAGGAAATCTATCAATTACTGCTACTAGAAGCTAAACAGAATAATCAGAACCAACCTAATAATGATCCTATGTCTGGAGATATTAGTGGTGATTCTGGTGATTCTGAAATGAGTGAAGAACAAGAGCAAAAGTTAGAACAAGAGATTTCCTCTATGGTTCAACAAGCTGCTATTCAAGCTCAGGGTTGTGGTGGTCATGTACCGAACCAAATAACTCAAATGCTAGAAGACTTATATAATCCTAAGTTACCTTGGGATGTTCTTCTTGCTAAGTATATGGATTCTTTCTTGAAAGAAGACTTTACTTATCAACGCATCAATAAACATTTATTTCCTCACGATTTAATAATGCCTACTCTATACAGTGAAGGTCTAGGAAATGTGTTCATTGCTAATGATGAATCTGGTTCTGTATCTGATAAAGAATACGAAGCTTATCTTGGAGCTATTAAAGATATTAAGGATAGATTAAATCCGTCTAGGATTGATGTTCTTAACTTTACTACTCATATCACATCTACTCATGTAATAGATCAAGATGAAGATATAGCTAAGATTCAATTCAGAGGAACAGGTGGTACTTATATTCCTTGCGTATTTGAGCATATTGCTAATAATGGTCTTAAACCCCAAGTACTAATTATATTCTCTGATATGGATTCCAGTATGCCTCAAAGCAAACCTCCTTATGATGTTATCTGGATATCTGTAAACAATAAGAGATTTAAACCTCCATTTGGTAAAGCTATTCACGTAGAGATTAAATAATGAAAGCACATGAAATATTGCAAGAAGCTATGAATGCCTTAAATGATAGAGCAGCTTCTAGGGATGTAGAAGAAGAAAGATCCATGCGAGCAGCAGTTGCATCTTTTAATGCATTGTATGGATTAACTCTTACTGAAGAACAAGGATGGATGTTCCAAGTAATCCTTAAAGCATCACGATCTAAAGGTGGTGATGTAAGGGTTGATGATTATATTGACGGATCATCCTACTTCGCACTTGCAGGTGAGTGTGCTATTAAATCAAGGAATTAGTTAATGTTTGAATTTCTAAAAAATCGTAAGAAGAAAAAACAAGATGATCTCCGAAGAAGGAAAGAAAACTTTTATCGAGCCAGTAATCACAGTCATAGCAGTAGCGATACTAGTGATAGCTCTGTCAATATCAGTTCTAGCAGTTCACCACGTAATTATGAGCCTAGTGTAAGTAGTTACTCTGGTTCTAGCTCATGCTGCTCTTCGAGCAGTGATAGTGGAAGCAGTAGCAGTAGCTGCGATTAATTAAATAGGGAGCGAAAGCTCCCTTCTCATTAGAGAGAAGTTGCATGGTCAAGAGCAAACTCAAAACAAAAACTATGGATTTGCTATTCTTAAAAAGAAAGCGTGTAGCAGAAAAAGAATACAAAGATGCAGTAGAGAATACTAATCTAGCCGGGATGATGGTTAACTATCGTAATATTCTTTTTAATCCTTTAAAGCTTAAACCTCATGAAATCATAGGATGTGTAGAATTAGAACCAGATACAGAAGAAGCTAAAGCACTTAACCGGTATATCCGATTATTGAATGAAGTGGATACTGCTGATGGTTATCTAACTTACATCCTTAACTTCTGTAATAGTATAGAAGAATTCGAACATATCTTAGAAAGTGCTCCTCTAACAATTAAAGAAGCAAGACTTCATATCTTTATGGAGGAGAACCAAGATAAGATTCTATTCCTAAAACGTATGAGGATATTGAGTGAATGTATCACGTAATCTTTGAACCAAAAGATAGGTATGACATAGCAGTGCTATGTAAAACGGATGCTCTTAATAAGGAGAGCATGCTTAAGCATTATGTCGAACCAACAGGATTATCCCCTGATAAGTTCATAGCATTTAGTCTTGAGTATGATAATCCTAAGAAGGTATCCACTAAAGCTGCAAAAGAGTATTTAACTAAGTTACTGCCAGTGTTGGAAGGTCTTGGTGTTAAGTACTTATATTGTACCGATGGAAATTATTTCAAGGTACTAACTAAACAAACTAAAGCAGAAACTCATTATGGGTATGTACTTCCTTGTGCTATCCCAGAATTTGAGTATATGCAGGTAGTGCTCTCAACGAACCATAGAAGTATATTCTTTAGTGATGATGCTTTACCTAAAATTGGATTAGCTAATACAGCTTTAACTAGTCATTACAACAATAGCTATACTGTTATTGGTGCTGATATTATTCATTATGAAAAGTATATTCCTAGTCATCCACTAAGTTTTAGAGAAGCATTAGCAGAGTTACATAAGTATGATTCTATTACCGTTGACACCGAAACATTTTCCTTACGACATAGTGAGGCTGGATTGGGTACAATTGGCTTCGCTTGGTCGAAGAACGAAGGCATATGCCTCGATGTTGAACACTATGCCAGAACACAAGGAGTCGGAATTGCAAGAAACAAAGCTGCATGTTTTGAGGAATTACGAATATTCTTTGAGACATATAAGGGGAATCTCAAGTTCCATAACGCAACGTTCGATATCAAGATACTCATATACAACCTCTGGATGGGCAACCTTACTGATACCGAAGGACTCCTCAGAGGACTAGAAATACTTACACGAGACTTTGATGACACTAAAATCATCTCCTACTTGGCACTCAACTCCTGTGGTGCTGCCAAAGGATATCTAAGTCTTAAACACCAATCTCATGAGTTTGCCGGTAACTATGCTGAGTCAGATATTAATGATATTACTCTAATCAATAATAAAGCTTTGATGAGGTATAACTTAATAGACTGTTTAGCTACTTGGTATGTTTATGAGAAGAACTATCCAATTATGGTTAAGGATGACCAACTAGATACCTATACATTCTTTAAGAAGATTCTGAAGAATATTATTCAAATGGAACTTACCGGTATGCCGCTTAACATGGTTCGTGTTAAGGAAGCAGAACAAGAGTTACTAGGTATTATTGATAAATATACTAAGGTACTTAATAATTCTAATATTATTAAGAACTTCTCTTTAGCTTATCGTATGAATGAACTATCCATACGTCAGGCTAAACTTAAAAAGAAGATACTAACCTTAGATGATATTCATTATGAATTTAATACTGGTTCAGGGCCTCAACTTATTGATTTGATACATGGATATCTAGGATTTGAAGTCTATGCACTAACCAAGACTAAATTACCTGCTGTTGGTGCTAAACATCTTAAAGGTCATATGCTTCGTACAGATGATCAAGAAATTAAGGACATACTTGAAGCAATCATTAAGATTGAAGAAGGTAAAAAGATTCTAGGAACATTTATTAATAAGTTCTTAGAAGCTCCTGAATACGATGGTTGGCATTATCTATTTGGTTCATTTAACTTAGGTGGAACTAAGTCAGGAAGACTGTCTAGTAGTAATCCAAATTTACAAAACCTACCGTCAGGAAGTACCTATGGTAAGTTAGTTAAGAGTTGCTTCCAAGCACCTCCTGGTTGGCTATTTGTAGGCTTAGATTATGCGTCTCTTGAAGACAGGATTAACACCCTACTAACCAAAGACCCAAACAAAATTAAAGTTTATACAGATGGCTTTGACGGTCATAGCTATAGAGCTGTGTCCTATTGGAAAGAGTTATTCCCGAACGTCGATCCTAATGATCCCGCACAAGTAAATGCAATTGTAGCTACAGAGGAAGGAGAGAAGCTTAGAGGTAAATCTAAAGCTCCTACATTCCTACTTACTTATCTAGGTACATGGATGGGCTTAGTAGTTAACTGCGGTTTCTCTGAAAAAGAAGCTAAAGCTATCGAAGCTAACTACCATAACCTCTACTCAGTAAGTACAGCATGGGTTAAAGCTAAACTAGAACAAGCATCAATAGATGGTTATGTAAAACTAGCATTTGGTTTAAAACTTAGAACACCTATCTTAGCTAAAACTTTATTAGGGAATAGCTACACCCCTAGACAAGCTTCTGCTGAATCTAGAACTGCTGGTAATGCAGTATCAGGTCAAAGCTGGTGTTTATTATTATCTAGAGCAGCAGTTGAATTACAAGAACGAACCATAGTATCTAAGCACCGTTTGGATGTACGTCCTACTAGTCACATACATGATGCAGCCTATTTCATGATTAGAGATAATCTAGAATCTTTGAAATGGTTAAATGACAACTTAGTTGATTGTATTAGTTGGCAGGATGCTGATGAAATTAGATCTGATGATGTAAAGCTTACCGGTAATCTAGGAATCTTTTATCCCAATTGGGCTAATGAAGTTGAACTACCTAATTATTCTGACTACAGAGAATTACTCAATGTATGTAAGAAAGGTAAAGAAGCATACTTAAATAAATAAGGCCCAACTTCGTTGGGTGGTGTGATGATCCAATTCAAAGGTATAAGAAATGAAAGCGAATGAAATTACAAAATTAGTGACTGATCAGTGCAATGCAATTCTATCTGCTTATCCAATTGAGATGTTTGATGCTGAAGAACTAGCATTCCTTAAAGGGAAGGATCGTAGTATTGATGCTTCATCTCAACTTAATTACATGGGTTACTTGATTGAGCGTAATTACATTGTATTACCTCGTCAGTTTACTAGCTATGTAGATCAAGACATGAGTGAATTAACTATTAGTCATGTTGCTAGTCTTGCTAATAATGGTTTGTACTTAAAACAACGTATTGCTTCTATGGCTAAGTATGCTCGCAGACAAGCTAAAGAAGAAGTAACACCTCAAGTTATCGAACCAATTACTGTATGGGAACATCCTACATTCGGGACAGTGCAATTAACTTATAAAGAACTGTTCATGGATCATATGTTCAAATATAACTTAACCCCTAATAAAGTACGTAAAGCAATTGAAGCTGGTAAAGGTACTGTAGGTGGTTGGGCATTGCTTAGTTGCTAGTAAAAAGACCCTCTCTTAAAATAAACTAGAGAGGGTAAACACCAAAACAAATTGTGAATCACCGGAGAATACTCTAAGAGGTTGTATATGACTAATCTATTTATTGAACGTGTAAGTAAAAATGCCCTAGTGCCGACTAAAGCTACAACTTTTTCAGCAGGTTTTGATATCCATTGCGATATCCAAGATCGTCTAGTTCGTTGTATGAGTCCTGATAACCAACCATATGATGTGCATACTCTACTTGAACCATTCTATCTACAACCTAATCATCGAGCTATCATCCCTACAGGTTGGAAGATGCGATGTGCAGAAGATGAAGGTATTGAGTTCCATCCTCGTAGTGGTCTATCGTTTAAGGTAGGCATTACTATGATTAACTGTATGGGTTTGATTGATGCTGACTATCCAGATGAGACTGGTCTAATCTTAACTAACCTATCTGAAATGCCATTCAAGATTGAGCATGGTGAACGTCTAGGTCAACTAATGGTTCGTAAGTTAGTTGATACTGTAATTGTAGAAGTAGATGAACTACCTGAGATTGTATCTAATCGTACAGGTGGATTTGGTTCTAGTGGTACAGAAGCACTACAAGAACAAGAGTTCTATACTGAATGAATAGACTAACTAATAACTCTAATATGCCTTTGGCAGCAGCAGTGTTCTTAGCTAGTAATACTTATGGTTTTAAACCAGATGCTAAGAGACTATCTGCTACTGACTTTAACAGATCAGTAAGGCAGATCATCTTACGTAATAGAGCTAATGCAGGTCACTTACCTACAGAACCTCAAGATATCCTAACTCTAGTTAAGTCTCGTACCGGCACAGCTATTCATGATGCTATCGAGAAGACCTGGGCTAACGATAAGTTACGTAATAATGCCCTTAAAGCATTAGGTTATCCAGAGAGAATCATCGGTCTTATCTGTGTTAACCCTGATCCGGAATATGTGGAAAAGAATCCTAATTGTATTCCTGTATACATGGAGATCAGGAACCAAATAGAAGTAGATGGATATACTATCTCAGGCCAGTTTGACTTTGTTGCTGAAGATGCACTAACAGATTTTAAATCTACTGGTACATGGAAGTGGGGCAAGTTAGCTAAAGCAGATAAAGAGTATCGTACTCAAGGTTCTATCTATAAGGTGTTAAATCCGACTATCATTAAGAAAGATCACATGTCTATTGTGTTCTGGTTTACTGATTGGATGGAACATCAGATGAAGTCTAATCCAAACTATCCAAAATCTCCGGTATTGACTCATAAAGTTGAGTTAATGGGTAACGAAGAAACAATGATATTTATTAGAAATTTCATTGGAGAACTCGAAACTTTCAAAGATACTCCTGAACCAGATTTACCGGAATGTAATGCAGATCAGCTTTGGCAAGACGAACCAACATATAAATATTATAAGAATCCTAACTCTCGTAAGAGAAGTACCGCTAACTTCACTACTTTCTATGAAGCTCAGAGTAAGTTCATTTTAGATGGTGCAGTAGGTATTGTAGTTACAGTCCCTAGTAAAGCTAAAGCTTGTCATTACTGTCCTGCATATAACTCCTGTACTCAGAAAGATAGATTGATTGCAGAAGGAATCTTAGACCCAAAATAAGGAAAAATAGTGAAACCTTTTGACCAATTGAAACACCACCCGCTAATTGAAGAGATTGTAGATGTACTATCTGCAAGAACTCAAAACACAGATAAAGCATTCTTTGCTATGCTCACTTGTTATCATCTAACTAAGATGGCAGCTCAAATGAGAACCATAGTAGATGCTCAAGGGTTTGGTAAATTGCATTGTAACTTTTATGGTATCAATGCAGCTCCTTCAGGATATGGTAAAGGGCATTCAACTAAGATCATTGAAGAACAGGTAACTAATCTGTTTAGAAATACTTTTATGAATGTGACTCTACCTACTATTGCTGAAGTATCTCTAGAAAGCTTGGCACAGTCTAAAGCTGTATTTAAACAGTCTGATCCAGCAGATGAGTTCGAAGCTGCTAAGACAGAGTATAGAAAGATTGGTAAGTATATTGAATCATTTGATTCAGGTACTTCTCCGGCAGTTAAACAGTATAGACATGGTTTACTGATGTCTGATATTGGCTCTATTAACTTTGACTGTGATGAGTTCGTTAGTAAGCTTTTAGGTAATACTGAATTACTTACAACTTACTTAGAATTATATGATGGAACAGTAAAAGCTAAGTTAACTAAGAATACTGCTGAATCTGTACGTAACGAAGAAATAGAAGGTAAGACACCAACTAACATGATGCTTTATGGTACTCCCATTGCATTGATGGATGGTGGAACTATCGAAGCTATATTCCGTACTATGCTTGATTCTGGTTATGCTCGTAGATGTTTCTTTGGTTATTCAACTATTGAACCAACAGCTAAAAAACTAACTGTTAAACAGCGATTGAAGATGCTTACGGATAAGTCTTCTGATATTCGTTTAACTAACATTAGTATTCAATTAGAGAAGTTAGCTGATCCAGTTAACCATAACTTTAAAGTTACTATCCCAGATCCAGTAATGGAAGCTATTGTCGAATACCAAATGTACTGTGAAGAACTAATAGATTCTATGAAGTCTAATGCTACTATTCAGCAAGCTGAAGCTAGAGGCAGACACTTTAAGACTATTCGTTTAGCCGGTACATTTGCATTCTTAGATTCTAATCCTAAGATGACAATGGAACATTGGGAAGCAGCAGTTAAGGTAGCTGAGATTTCAGCTAAGTCATTTAACTCTTTAATGTCTCAAGATCCGAACCATACAAGATTAGCTCACTTCTTATCTGAATGTACTGAGCCGGTAACTAATGCTGATTTAATGGAAGAGTTATCTTTCTATCCTAAGTCTTCTGGTCAACAGAAAGATTTAATGAAGTTAGCAATTGCTTGGGGACATAAGAATAATGTAATCATTAAACGTTCATTCGTTGATGATATTGAGTTCTATCAAGGTGAGGCATTACAGAAGACTAACTTAAATGAAATATCTCTATCTTGGGTAGCTGATACCTTTGAGGGTGCTAGTACTGGATTTGTAGAAGAAACCAAAGTTCCTTGGGATAAGTTTGAAATGATCTCAGGCATGAAGAATGGTCACTGGTGTAGCCATAGATTCGTAGATGGACTACGTAAGAAATCTCATGCTATTAAAGGTTTTAATCTATTGGTTCTAGACATTGATGGTACTTGTCCTATAAACCAAGCTTTATCTGTATTGAAAGATTATACCTACATGCTCTATACCACTAAGCGACATCAGTTAGCTTATGATGGTAAACCGGCAGCAGATCGTTATCGTATCGTAATGCCTATGAGTCATGTTCTTAAATTAAACTCTGATGATTATGAAGAGTTTATGACTAACGTACTAGAATTCCTACCATTCGAGACGGATGAAGAAACTGGTCAGATTAACCGTAAATGGTTAAGCAATGCCGGTAAAGTTATTCGTAATGATGGTAAACTATTCGATGTACTTCCGTTTATTCCTAAGACTAAGAAGAACGAAGATCGTAAGGTTCAGTTTGATGCAGTCGGTTCTATGGATAAACTAGAGCGTTATTTCTTTACTAGAGCTATTGACGGTAATAGAAGTAATACTCTAATCAAACATGCATTTGCTTTGTTAGATGCAGGACATCAATTAGATGACTTAATTCTACGTATTAAAGCATTTAATGCTAAGTTGCCTAAACCTTTGCCAGAAGATGAACTAGATAAAACAGTAATTCAATCTGTAACTAAGAGGTTCTTCATACGTGGTTAAGACATTAAATGATTGTCATATATGGGCTAGTGGTCAATTCCTAGGAGAATTTTTCCCTGAAGATTGGGAAGATTGGGAAGATGAAGTACTAGCTAAATTTATTGATTGTAACCTATGCGAATTTAATGAATTTGCAGACCCAGATTTTGTATTGGAACAAATTATGGATTTAGGTGCATCAGCTTATAAATTTTTTGTAAAGGATACTCAATGACAGAAGAAGTAGTAGCAGAAGCCATTAATGATCAATTGATTCTAATTGAAGGTAAAGCAGCAGCAGGTAAGTCAGCTTCGTTTATGGATTTTGATAATCCAGAGGGAGTTGTATATCTCAACTGTGAGAATGGTAAACGACTACCTTTCCCTAGTAAGTTCTATCAAAAAACTATTACTGACCCAAAGCAGATTCCTACTTTTATTGAAGAGTTAGAAGGACATCCTAACTTCCATACTATCATCATTGATTCTCTAAGCTTTGCTATGCAGATGTTTGAGTCAATGCATGTGTTACCTGCTAGGGACACTATGAAGATGTGGGGAGAGTATGCTCAGTTCTTTATCAGGATGATGAACAATCAAGTAGCTAAGTCTAGTAAGACTATTATCTTTACTTCACATACTACAGATAACTATAACGAATCAGAGTTAGTTAATGAAACTTCTGCTACCGTTAAAGGTTCTCTAAAGAATGTAGGTATCGAAGCATTCTTCTCATGTGTAGTTATGGCAAGACGAGTACCGGTTACAAAACTTGAACCATACGAAGAAGGGAATGATCTCCTTAATATTACTGAACAGGAACGCAATTTAGGATTTAAATATGTATTCCAAGTTCAGTTGACTAAGGACACAATCAATGAAAAGATTCGACACCCTCTACGTATGTGGAGCGACAGAGAAGTGTTCATTGATAACAACTCACAGTTACTAATTAACCGTTTGAATGAATATTATGGAAGTTAAGTTCGAGAACGGTAGTGTTCTGTACATGAAAAATCTAGGAGCAGCTCTAGAGTATGCTCATAAAAATAACACAAAAATCTTACGTATTTTAAGTTAAACACCAAAGGAAACTATTATGTCTTTATTCGCAAAAGCACAAGCAGCAGCAGCACAAGTTAAAGTAGTAGAAGAAGATCGTCTAGGCGGTGCATTTACAGTACCTACTGATGTCTACGCAGGTGGTGTAAAGATGGCTTACATTGATGCATGGAAGTCAGGTGCTCTATTCATCGGTCTTGAACTAGCTATGCTTGTTGATGGTAAAGAACGTACTCACAAAGAGATTATTACTATCTCTAACAGAGAAGGTGCATTCACTTACGTCGATAAGAAAGATGGTTCTAACGTTGCTATGCCGGGCTATGTAATGATTGATAGCCTATTCAAAGCAGCATCAGGTAAAGGTTTCCTAGAACAGTCTCCTACCGTTAAAGGCGTGAAGATGTACTGTTCAGATGCTAAAGCTGAAGTAGTTAAAGAACGTGAAGTGTTCATGGATGTTATCGGTAAGAAAGTACATCTAGCCATTACTGAACAAGAAGTTGATAAGACTGCTAAAGATCCAATGACAGGTGATTACCTACCTACTGGTGAAACTCGTAAAGAGAACGTTCTTACTAAAGTATTTGATGGTGAAACTCGTCAAACTACTGGTGAGAAAGCAGCAGGTAAACCAGCAGAGTTCTGTGCTAAATGGGTAGAACAATACCAAGGTAAATGTTCTAACCGTGCTAAAGGTAACAAAGCAGGTTCTGATGCTCAAGCAGGTGCTCCAGCAACAGGTGCAGTAGCCGGTGCAGGTTCACTATTTGGTGCATAACCAAGTACAGGGGAGATTCATTTCTCCCCTATCTGTTCCAGTTTCTAAGAAGAAGAACTTCGTTCTTAATCTGAACCAATATAGAAATACTCATTTCCATGTTCTAAACAAATCTAAGGTTAACTATAAAGCTCATGTAAAAAGATGGGTTATGGGATTACCTAAGATGGAACAGATAGAATTAACCTTGGTTCTATACCCTCGTAATAAAAAGCTCACTGACTTAGACAATGTATGTTCTATACACACTAAGTACTTCAGTGATTGCTTAGTTGAGTTAGGTAAACTACCTGACGATAACTACAAACATCTAACTAAAATTACATACCTCTTTGGTGAAGTTGATAAGACTAACCCAAGGGTAGAAATATTTATTAAGGATTTAACCCCAATGAAAATTACATTTACTCTATCAGAAGCTCTAGACATCATTCGTGCACACGATCCAATCTTTGAAAATGCTCAACTAGTTATTGAAGGTCTTAATGACCAACCACTAACTAAATCTTCAGCAGAAGTAGTATTGGATACTCCAACTAAAGTTAAACGTAAACGTCGTAGTAAAGCAGAGATTGAGGCAGCTAATGCATCTATTGAAGAACAAAGCACAGATACTAATGAACCGGTATCAGTTGGATCTGAAACACCAAATAATACAGTTGGAGTTAACGAGCCAATATTCAGCTCATCGGAATCTTTTGAAGAAATCAATGAAGATGAAGAACCAATCGTAATGGGACAATCACTGTTTGGCGGTGAAGGTGAATCAGCTATGATTGATGAAGTTCTTTCTCAAGACTATGAAGATGAAATCGCTTTAGTTGAAGAAGATGATGTCATTGATCTTACTAAACCAATGTTTGGATAATTAAATGCTATATATTAAAAAGATGTTAGCCGGTACTGCTCTAATATTAATTGCACTATTTATTGGTGCAGGTTTACTTAAACTTATGGCACTAGCTGCCGCATTTGGTTTAGGTATTATCATCATGGGTTTAGCTTATCTTATAGTAGAGATTAAGAGAGAAGAAGAAGCTAAGGCTTTGAAAGCCTCTAAAGCTGCTAAAGCTGAATCAAAGAAAACTAAGAAATAATATAAAGGGGAGTGGCAGCTCCCCTTACTTTATTAGAATCCCATTGCCTTAGCGGTAATGATATCTGATGGAGCATTTATGAAGTTAGTTAGAGGATTACCCAATCTAGTAATAGGGTTAGTCTCGATACCAATAGCTGAATCAAAGATATCAGCCCAATCTCCAAAGAAGTTCTGAAGCATCATGATACTAAGTACGTTTGCTGTATGCTCAGTGAATGTCTTATAGATGATTCTCTGAATACGAATTAAATACTTAGTAAACATAAATATTCCCATATCATTTAAGTACTGTAGACCTTTCTGTGTAGGAAGATCATAGTCAATAAATGTATCTAGCACTTCTCCTGCTGCTACTTCTGGATCAACACCTTTATTTAATTTGTTGTTGTATAGAACATATCTAGCACCAAAGTCAGAGTACTGAGCCAAGTCATTTAAGAAGTCATATGACTGTGAACCTTGCATAATAGTAGCTTCTTTCACAAACTCTCTAAGTGGTTTAGGAACTTTCTGTGTCATTAGTTCAACCCTATCAACTAGCCCTGCTTTATTGCCTTTCTTAAGTTCACGTTTAACTTTCTGTCTCAACTTATATTCTTCAATATCAGTATCCACATCTTCTACGATAGTAGAAAGCAAACCTTTATCAGCTAAAGCAACTACTGGATTAGAAGCAATAGCATCTTCCAATAGAATCAACTCCTCTTCTAGCTTCTCTCTCATACCAGAAGTAAGTTTAGCATTGCCTAACTTAAGTTTAACCTGACCCAAACTCTTCAAGTCTTTCTTATACTTTCTCATACCTATGTAAGAATCTTTATGTCCTTTAAGAATCTCAGTTAGAGGGATACCCATCATTCTAAGCAAAGTGATGTTAGAGATAATGTTACCTAATGAAACCATGCCAGTTTTAACTACGAATATATCCTTAACTGTAGCTGCCATAGCTTGCATTATAGTTTCACCCTGTCTAACTCTTCTCATAGCTTTACCGGCATTACCTGCACCGAAGATCCAAGTTAAAGCAGAAACAATAATCTTCTGGTAAACAGTACGTTCTGACTTAGGTAGTTTCCACATATTAGTTAGAGAATACTTATGATAACCAAAGACTAGATCCAAGGTTTCTACCGATACATATAAAGCATCAGATCCCCATACATCTTTAATCTTCTTCTTCATATCTTCAGGTAGCAATCTCCAATACTCAGCATACTCTGCATTAGAAGATCTAGCAGATACTTCTACATAGTTAACTTTATTTGGATCTTCTTGGTAAACCTTAAGCAGTTCATCAACTAATAGGGAGTTCTGTTTACGTATCTCTTCTTTAACAGCTAAGTTAGAGAACATAATCCCCATGATGTCATCAAACTCTTGAGATCTATTTAAGATATCGTCTTTAGCTTTATCAGACATTACATAACGATAACCGGCTATTCCACCTGCTTCATTTATTATTGGTACAGAAAATTTGTTATTAGTAACTAAAGTAGAATCACCTAAGTTTCTTTCTAACATTTGGTTCTTAGCAATCATTTCATTAAGAGTAGCTGTATCCATAACATCAGTAGGAGAAGTACCTGTATTAGTAGTTAATGTAGTACCTCTAGAAGTTTCAGTATTCAAGTAAGCTAGACCACCAATGTTAGCCGGTAATCCACCTTGAGGGTTCACATAGATATACTTCTTAACTTTACTAGGATCAGAAGGATCTTTCTCTAATAGAGAAACTAACTGATAACCTTCATTAGCAAACTTCTGCTCATCCTCTTTAGTACCAACTCTGACATCAATATTAGGGTCAGTTTTATCTGCCATGAACCCTTTCTGTAAGTGTCTAGAGTTACCAGCAAACTCTACATCAGACATAGCTTTGAACTCTTTCAATAAGTTTAATGAAGCTGTAATTCCATTTAACCCATCTGTTCTACTAGTCTCAATATTAGCAATCTTACTAAACTCTACTTTGTCTTTATTAGCCATCTTCTGAATAGCATACAAAGAAGCTAATACATCTATTACCGGTTCAGCTTGTCTAGCAAAGCTAGGAGTTTCTTTTACTGAACCAACAGCATCAGCGATATTACGTGCATTCATTAATGGGTTAGGAATACCGGGTACACCAGTAACCATGAAGTAACCTAAGTTCCTAGCTTGTCTATGATAACGACCACTGTATCCTTTAAACTCTTTAAGCTTATTAGCATACTCAGTGATAGCTTCTTCTACCTTAGCAGGATTACTTAATAGCTCTAGAACTTCTGTCTCAGAGAACGAACCAAGTAAAGAAACGATATCTCCCTTGATTAATACTTTAGATAGAACTTCTTTTTGCCCTTGAGTTAGCTTCTCTTGGAATGCTTCACTTAAGAAAGTTTGGTAATCAACTTTAATCTGTCTACGTGCTCTATCAATGTTCATTGTAGCTTTACGTTTTAAGTCATGTAATCCACCAACTAAGTCATATCTACCTCTACCCTCAGTAGCTACTTTTAAGAAGAAGGTAGCCATTCCTTTATCTTTCTTAGAGATCTCTGAGTAAGCATGTTTAGCAATTTCAGCTACCGGCTTAATCTTACCTTCCTGTACTGATTTCTTAATAGAAGCAGCAGTCTTAGTTTTAAATCTACTAACAGGATCTACAATATTCTTATTGAATCCCGGACTTAAATTATCTGCAAGCTTAAGGAAAGGACTTGCTACAGTGCCTACAGAGTTCTTAGCTATTCTAATTAGTTGAGCTTTGTTAGAGTCATTCACATTAGCGAAAGCTTTAAACAATTGCTCTAGTTGTTTATCACCAGTCTTACCATGAGTACTTAACAACTTATGGCTAATAGTAGTAATAACTCTATCGAACCAACTAGCAATCTTCTGAGCTAGTCTGCCTAGCATGTACTTAGATTCGATCTTATCTGTATCGTACTTGTAATCCACTTTACTAAGAGCTTTCATGAAGTTCTTGTTAGTCATACCCAATGCTACAAATTCATGTAGATGGTTAGACCTAGCTCTACCAGTACCATCAACATAAGCTTTAGTAGGTTGGAAGATATGTTCCCATCTCTTCTTAGCTGCAATGTAATCTTCACTAGTCTTAGGTTGAGTTGGATCATCCATAAGATCTCTGATTTCTACTACAGTTTTGGCTTGTGCCCATAACTTAGTTAAAGCAGCTTTCTCAGCATGGAAGTTCTCAATACCATACTTAGTAATGTTGTGGATAAGTTCGTGGATATAAACTTCAGATGCAGACATACGAAGACTATTCTTCAATGATCCAGTAAGAGGTTCAACACCTTCTACTTGGTTCACTATGTACATGTCTACGCCATCAGTAACACCCAATGTTTCTAATTCAGTGCTATTACCAATATGCAAATTAAATGGAGTAATAACTTTATTAGCTACATTAAGTAGTAAATTTCTTAAATGCTCTAAATGAGTTTCATCATCCTTGATTAGAGAGTTCTTCTGTAACTCATCGAACACTTGTTCAGAGTTAAGTTTAGTAACCTCTTTAACTACATCAAAGCTATTCTCTGTAGCAAAATCAGTTTCACTAGATGAACCATACTTCCTAGTCTTAACAGCACCAGAACCAACACCATTAGAGTATTGTTCTATGTGTCCTGCATCATTAAGAATCTCTATTTTAGCTTCATCATGTTCAGTAGCTAGATCTTGCATGTACTGTAAGATTTCAGCAGGAGTAGAGAGAGTAGACTCACCGTAGATTGCTTTAGTTACTTTATCTAAATCTGCATCATCTAATGCTAATCCATATGTATCGTAAGAAGCAGCAAGTCTAGAGAACATCTGAGCTATTTCACCAGGAATAGAATACTGACGGTTAATGATTTCAAAACCGGTATTGTACTTCTGCTTATCAGCTTCAAAATTATCTGAACCAAAGTAAGATGCATCATGTACGTTAAGCATAGTGGTGTAAGCCATAATGAATAACTGAGTAGCAGCATCAATAGATTGGGTCATCATAGGAACTGCACCAGCTCCGGGTTCTACAAACTCTTGTTGTTGACCATGAGACAGTGAAGACTTCTTACCTACAAAGTTACCAGACTTAACTACTACTTTAAGCGAACCATCAGTAACAGGTCTTGATTCGTAACCGGTAAGCATTAATCCAGATTCTAGAGTTATATCAGTCTTACCTTTACCAGATATCTTAGATGTAGCTGTATTAACTATTGGCATAACTCCTTTCATTTCTTCAAAGAGTTGTTTCTCCATAGCTACTGTTAGTTCAGTTACTCCATGATCTGCAAGCATCTCTGCTTTCTGAACTTCATACATCTGAGTAAACATCTTGTGAGCTAAGTTAGCTACACCATTCAATGCATCTCTAGTAGCAAATGAAGTAGCGTAATCTACATTCATAGCTTGGGTCAGAGGAGTTTTATAAACTTCAGATACAGCTTTCTTAATAGCTTTTACATCTTTAGATTTAAGTTCAAAATCTTTTAATTTACTCTTGGAATTAATTTCGTACTTAGTACCGGTAAGTTCAAAGATAATATCTGTTTGAGCTTTAATAATTGCTCTAGCTTTAGTTACTTCATTAGCAAACTCTGGACTATTCTTAGGTACTTTATTAATTACTAGATTATCTAGAAGGTTATGAGCCTCTTGAAGTTCATCGTAGATCTTATCAATAGCTTGATCACCGATGTTAGAGATAATGCTATTAATAGATGCACCATAGATTGAAGTCATCAAAGGAGACTTAGCAATCTTACGACCATCGGCAGTTACATCCATCTCACCTTCTTCATTCTCTTTTAAGAACGAACCAAAGATCTTCTTAGTAGTAGCATAGTACTGCTGTGCTTTCTTGTTTGAACCAAGTGCTTTCTCTATAGCTAATTCCCAATCTCTAGCAAGAGACTTATACGAATCTTGGTTAGCAGGATTAGCAGCCCAATCATTATAGGTTTGGTTCTCATCTTGATAGATACCCATTCTGTTAAGCATATTAAACATATGTTCTTTATGTTTAGTAGCAAACTGAAGAGTAGTGATACATACACCATTAGTAATACCATCTACTTCTCTAGCCATAGAGTGAGTAAATGTAGGAGCATTAGATTCTTTAGCTAACTCATACTCAGCCATAGCAACTAATGATAGGTAAGTCTTAACTTTACCTTTACCAATCTTAACTGCATCAGCTATTACTTGAGGATCACCTTGCTCGCCTGTAACAATACCCTGCTTGATAATATCAATAGCTTCTCTAATCTTAGGATTAGCTAACTTCTCATTAGTTAGTCTGATAGCTTCTTCATCACCTTCCTTAGCAGCTTCAATATCAAAACCTTCACCAATAGCTAAAGTAAAGAAATCCTCTTGTCTTTGATTACCAAAGGTAAGAGTAGATTTCCATCCAGCTCTATTAACTAAATATCTATGGATCTTAGAAGCTTGAGGATTGAATCTAGTAGCTAGACCCATACGGCCTTGTCGCCATACAGTATGAACAAAGTAGAAAGGAGTTAGTATTCCCTTAGATTGTTCATTAGCAAGGTCATAGAACTCTTGAGCTATTTCTAGCTCTCTCTCAATACTTCTATTCTTACCATCTACTCCTGCTTTCTTAACTTTAATAGCAGAATTAGCATTAGCATCATAACCAGCAATAGCTAGTTGAATAGCATTAGGTAAGTTAAAGAATGAAGAAGCAACATTGGTTCTAAATACCCAAGGTTTAGCTTGATCTTTCTCTAGTACCTTCTGTTGAGATTCAGGTACAGATTGATCTGACCTAGATACTTTCTTAGTTGCTTTAGGTTTATCAAAACTAGGTAATGGTCTTTCATTTGCTGAACCAAATAGATCAGTAGTGAATGAGGAGTACTTACTGTTATTAGCAATCATGTCTGTGATTAAGACATTCTCTTTATTCAGTTGAACCATCTCAAATGTAGTAGCAGGGTCTAGGTCTTTAATCCATTGAGGATCTCTATCATAGAAAGGTCTAGCAGCAGTAAGTATCTTACCTGCTTGTAATGAAGGTTGAGGAACTATTAAACCACTAGTTACCATCGACTCATACATCCACAAACCTAATGCAGTTTCTAATCTAGTCTGTGCAGATGTTGGAGCATCATCAGCCATCTTAATATTTAGAGACTTGAATGCAGATGCACCCATAGCATTAATCATTGATTGTCTACGAGCACCAGCAGGAATCATCTCTAATAATGGATAAGGTAGAGTATCTTCATCTTTAAGTCCTAGTAATGACTTAAGAGTATCTTCACTCTTAAATGTAGTTTCTGAACCATTAGCTACTAACCAATCATAAGCTCCAACTGCCATAGCAGTTTTAATGTTAGCCGGTAACTTACCGTTCTCATCTACTAGGTACTGAGCATAATCTAGTGCTCTAAAGTCTCTACCTTGAGCATCTAAACCAATAGTCTCAAATACGTTATCTAGACTAGTTTCAAAGTCAGTAGCAAAATCTTTAAATGAGTTACTTACCAAAATAGCGTTAGGAGTTACTTCTTTAAGGAATCTACTTAATAAACCAATAGGATCTTGCTTAAGCTGAACCAAGAAATCATTAGTATTGTTAAGTGCTCTAGTCTTGTTACTAGCAACAAAGTACTTAGCTACTAAGTTAGTTTCTTTATCTGCACCAAGGATAGATTGAGCTAAAGAGTAGTCAGCTTCTTGTTCTACTAAGTTAACTGTATCTTCAGTAATAGCAGGTTCAACCTTCGGTTGTTGTTGTGTTGATTCAGTCTCAGGAGAGTATTCAGAAGTATCAATGTACTCTTCTTCTACTCTAGTATCGCTTCCAAGATCTCCGCTATCAGATGGAATGGATTCCACCACTGTTTCTGCTTCTTGTGCTTGCTGTACAGGCTCATTAACTACCTCTGCTTGTGTTGGTTCAGCTTGAGCTTTATCAACCTTAGCGAACTCTTTAGAAGCTTCTATAAGTAGGTTAGCTTCAGCCCTAATTTGAGTAACTAAATTACCTGAACCTTTATGAATAGATAACTCTTTACCAAAACCTACAGGTACTTTAACTGAACCTTTATTTCCCGGTATTGCTTGTGCTTCTTTAAATGCTTGTTCTACATCAGTAGCTTTAGTTAATTGTCTTTGAGCAAATGCAGCTAAACCTTGATGACCTGCTTTACGTACTTCTGGTCTATCAGAAAGAATCATATCTCTATAATCTTTGACACCCATCATTACGTTACCGGTATCTTTATCAATACCGCCATTAATAACGTTACTTCTAACACTTTGAACATCACGTAGAGATTGTTCTACCTTTGCATAGCTACGTAGTTCTTGGTTCTCAGCTTTAGTTAAATCGTTATCAGCATCAGCAATAGATATAGCTTGTTCTGGTGTAAGAGAATCAGGACTTAATTTGAATGAACCAAATACACGTTTAGCTGTTTCTTTATCACCTTGTGTAGCAGACTCAACATCTTTAGAAGTAACTTTAGTTTCTTCTAAGTTAGGACGCATACCACGTACTAAAGGAGCAGCTCTCTGTGCTTCTTCAGTAATAGAAGTAACTTGAGCTTCTAATTCAGAGTACTTAGTTTCTTCCTCAGGAGTTAACTCTTTACCTGCATAAGTCTGCATCTCTTCCATAATAGTAGAACGTTCTGCTAACTTAGCTTCTACCTGACCTTTAGCTAACTCGTAGTTAGACTGTTGTTCTACAGGAGTAATACCTTCTTTAGAGTTACGCTTAACAATAGTATCTACAGAACGAACCAAGTCATAAGTATCACTGCCTTCATCTGTAATCTCAGATAAGTCACCAGTCTCTACAGCTTTATCTTGCTGTCTCTTCTCTTGGAGGATCTTAACGTTCTTAGCAGCTTTAGATGCTTTAGCTACAGTATCAGCTACCTTAGTACCAACTACTGAGTTCTTGATACCCATAGCTAGTTCTTTAGATGCAGCAGGAGTACCAATAGCACCACCAGATGCAGCACCAATTAGACCTGACTCCAATAGCTTACCGTAATCTTGTACATCTCTTAGTTTAGATAAGTCTTCTTCAATAGCAGTCTGACCTGCTTCAGTTACACCTTCAGTAACTATAGACTTACCTAAGTTAGCAGTAGCAGAACCAACAGATTCTTTAACAGATTCTTTAGCAGCGCCTTTGGTAGTTATTCTCTTCATTGAATCTACTAACTTAGCATCACCAATAAGATCTAGACCAGCAGCAGTACCAGACCATGCAAGCATCTTCTGCATATCTGATTGACTAGGTAGTTGACCATTGTTCTGTTCTTTATAATCAGCAATAGCTTCATTGAAGATCTTACCGCCATAACCAGTAGAACCAATAATGCCAAATGGTGCAGAACCCACAGACTCAGCTATATATTCACCTAGAGCAGCTTTGTTATCAGCAAGAGCAGCAATACCTTCTAAGACAGATCCAACAGATTCAGCAGCTAGAGCTAGACCACCTAAGTCATCATTCTTCCAAGCAGCATCAAATCTCTCCATTGCCGGAGCCATATCTTTAGTTAACTTAGCTCTTGTAGCTGGATCAACATCAATAACAGAAGCAGCTACGTCAAGTATCTCAGTAGCATCCTTCTGTGCTTTCATAGAATCTTTAATTACTTCTTCATAAGTTCTATCAGCATAGTGTTTTTCATTTGGATCGTACTTAGCATAGTTATTACCACTCTGTTGTGGTGCAGCTACTTGTTCTCTAGTAGCTAGTAATGCTTGAGCAGATGCTCTTTGTAAGTCATCAGCATTAGGATCTTGTAGAACATTGTAAGCATCAATAATGTGTTGAGGTAAACTAGCAAGCTGCATACCTGAACCTTGTAAGCCAGATGTAGCTGCTTCACTACCGCCGGTAATAAAACCTTCACCAAGTGACTTAGCTATATTAATTAAATCCCCACTTACTGTTCTTTCTTCTTCTTTAAGAAGAGCTTCATAAGCAGCAGTAATTGGATCATTAGTCATTGGGTTCTGGCTTACAGAAGAAATGGCACTGTTAGAATCAGTGCCTAAGTCATTCCGTATTCCTTCAACCAATCCTGTAAAAGTTGGAGTAGTCATACGTTCCCTTATGGTTTTGGAGTTAAGTTCTTAACGTTGTCGTAGATATTAAAAGAAGTATCTTGGTAAGTCTTAGTTAATGCTTTTTTATCATCCCTAATCTTAGTATTAGCTTCCATCTTCTTCTTAATATTTACATCATTCTGACGCATACGTTTAGCATAATCTAAGATGGTTAATTTAAGGGTATCTGTGTTCATCTCTTTAGAATCATCAATACCCATGGCTTCTACAGCTAACTGAATAGCTTGAGGAGGAATAGTATATTTTGGATCTTTCAAGAGAGTCTGCATAGACTCAGTAACATCCTCAATATCTTCATTGATATAGTCTCTAAGTTCCTCACCCTCAGCACCAGCTCTACTATCCCAAGAGGGATACCAACCTTGCTCTGGAGCATTAGTAGCAGCATAACGAAGAGTATCTGATAGAGACTTAACTTCCATAGTAGGAGTTAATTTCTGGTCTACAGGATACAATTGATCTAGGTTTTTAGCCCTCATATCTAAATCAGCTATTCCTGATTCATAGTTAGTCTTAGCTACTAGATTAAGATGATCAGCTTGTTTCTGTTGTTGGAATGTCAAACCAGATCTAGCTTTATCTACTTTATCCATATAGGAATAAACATCAGTAGCATACTTACCTTTAGCTAACTCATCTCCCATAGAAGATTTAATCTGTTCCATAGTCATACCGTCTTGAAGCATACCGGTAATTCTTAGTTGAGCAGACTCTAAGTATCTATCCTTATCTAGTTGTTTAGCTTCTTTAGCAAGAGCATTCTGTTGAGACTTAATATTCAACTTATCTGACTGCATACCAAGCTCTTTAGCTTCTTGGTTCAGTACATCTTGTTCTCTACCTGCAAAGTAATCAAATGCAGCAGACTTATCTTTAGCTGATAGACCTTGTTGTTGTGCAGCAACTCCAGCAAAGTCAAAAGCATCAAACTGTTCTGATGTTTGAGTACCTTCTAAAATATTACTCTTAAGATTAGTAAGTGCATTGGTAGATTGAGTAGCAGCATTAGCTGTAGCAATGTCTTGCTGTCTTTGACCGATATCTGCTAAACCAGATACTGCTTTATCAAAGGTATTACTAGCAGCAGCTATACCTTGTTGTGCTCCACTAAAGTTAGGAGCATCAATGTTTCTCCAAGTAATAGCCATTACTTAACTCCTTCTTTCTCAATGTACTCTTCTTTAGATTGATCCATATCTTTACCATGGAAAGACTGTCTTAGTTTCTCACGATCATATAGAGCATTATTAGTTAACTGTGTTTGGTTCGCCCAGTTCTTAGCAAAGCTATCTTTCTGGAAGTTGAATTGGTCTTGAGCTAAACCTAGTTGTTGGAAACCTAAGTAACCTTGACCCAATGCACCTAAGCCTTGAACCATAGGTAAGAATGAACCTTGAGATTGCATACCGTTAGCATCAATACCACCGAATAAAGATTGGTTAGATAAGAACCCACCCTGACCTCTAGCGTTATTCCAACCTTGACCTAAACCTTGCATAGATTGCTTACCGTAGTTCATCATGTTTTCCCATGGATTAACGGTATTCGTAGAATTAATCGTTGGGAGGGATTGAAAGTAAGCAGCTTGGTCTTGTTGTGGTAATTGATTAAATTGCATATTAATTCCTTAGATATCTGTTGGGAGTCTTAAGCTATTATCTACGTAATTAGAAATAGCATCAATTGACATTATATTGTACATAGAAGTACCTGTAGTACGTGTTAAGTATGCACTTGGAGATTCCGAAGGTAACATATTCAACATTCGGAAAGCATTCATTACATCATAACCTGCCGGTTTATTTAGTTCCTTATTAATAGATTCTAACTCTTCCATCATCTCTTCTTGTTCAGCTACCATAGCTACCTGAGCTGCACTTATCTCAGTTAATTCTTCAGTAAGTATAGAACCGATACCTTGTTGTAAACCGGTAGCAGCAAGTAGAGCATCATCAGCAAATGGTAGATCTAGAGTCATGTCTGAACCAGCCATAGCATAGATAGAAGCTACAGCAGCAAAAACCATTGCAAACTCTAAACCTAGAGTCTCAGCAGCAAACTTAAATGCAGAGCTAATAACTAAGTTAGTTAAGATCATCTCAGCTATTAGAGAAGCTACAGCAGAGATACCGGTACTAGCAGCCATAGCTAATGACATACCTAAACCACCATCAGAACCAAAGGTAAAAATGGTAATAGCTATACCAATAATCTTAACGAATGAACTAAAGAATGAAGTCTCATACCACTTAAGAGTAACTACGTTAATAGCATTAACTACTAGGTGGAACGATGAGTACATTAATTCACTTCTTAGTGTAGCACTTACGTTATAACTTAAATCTACATCTAGAGGGATTAGCACCTTCTGTTGTTCTGACTGTCTACTCTTTTGCAATGTACTAAAGTGATTTAAATCCCCACCGTATACTTGGTTAGAGAACATAAGTCCGGGAATAATAAACTGACGATAAGTATTGCTATCTAACTGCTTACGTAGAGTAAGAGTATTACGAGTATCTTCCACCATTATTGGTTTAGTAGGTCTCCACTCTGACCAAGCAGGTACTTGTACTTGTTCCCAATAACCCGGATGATAAACTTGATCCATATATCCGGGATGCACAACAGTCTCAAACCATCCGGGTTGATAATCAGGATCACCGGGTTGACCAATCTGAGGATGGTAAATAGTTTCAATCCAACCAGGAACCCAGACATTCTCTATCCAAGGTGGATGGTAGACTGATTCCCATGAAGGTGGATGCCAATACCAGCCCCATATCCAATCTTTACGTGGGCCGTAAGGAGCATTAATTGATTTAGTTACTGTACCTACTTGACCAATAGAACCACTATGCAAACTCTCTTCAATATAGTGCCAACTAAAGATACCTTTAAATGTTCCATCAGTAATAGCTAACTCATTAAGAGGTATTTCATCTTGCTTCTGATCTTCGTTATACCATTTTAAGAAAGTAGCTTTACTGGTCTTAACCTTCCTAGACATATCCAAGAAGAACTCATACATATATTGGTTCGCACCTGAGTTATCAGCCCAAGGATCACAACCCAACATAAAGTAAGCATGGTCTACTTCTTTGATAGAAGGAGAATCTTCAATAGCACTAACTAGCTCTTCTAAATTAATACCTAATATATCTAGAGCTTTCTTTATATCCTTATACTTAGAGTCAGATTTCTGAACACTCCTATTCCTAATACGTAAAGGCATGATAGGTACATACTCTCTAGGTATCTCAGCAGGAGATAACTGAGGATATTTATCACTCTCTACATGGTAGGTATAGTAGTTACGAGGAATACTTGGATCTATATCTTTAGGATAGAAATAAAACTCTACTGTTAAATATAAATCTGGGCCAAACAGTTTATAAGGGAAACTAACTTCCACTGTTCTAGTAGAACCATTAGATGCTCTACCACTTACCCTAATTACGTTATCCCTAACTATAGTAGTATCGTAAATAGCATATATAGTCGGACCAACTCTATTATCAGTAAAAGAATTACTAGCTGTAATGAAGTCTAAATTAGGATCTAAATAGAAAGCTTCTTGAGTAACAGCAAATTCAGAGTAACCACCATAAGACATACCGGTTATCTGCATCTTATTGCCAGATGGTGTAGGTATTCTTGCATTAATAATTGGAGTTACTGTACCTGCACTTGGAATACCTCTATTGGTAATTCCTCTAGGTACAACCAATTGGTTCGTAGCTTTACTAGCATGTTTGTAATACTTATATAACTTAGTAGCTATAGAAGCATTAAGTGTATCCATCAGGTCAGGAACAATCTCTGTCTTACACATAATAGAGTCTAGGACAGATTGTTTTACTATGTCTGGAGTGTATTCAATCAAGGGGAGATACGAACTGGATACGTAAGTTCGCTTCTCATCAAACCATCCCATATTAATCTCCTAATAAAAAGAAAGGAGGCATAAGCCTCCTTAAAGTATACAACTAAATTAAAATCTATTTGGTTACTTGTGCAATCATCTTAGACATCATTGAGTTGATAGCCGCATCATTAAATGCAGTTGGAATTGTAGATACCGCTTCATTCGATAGAGATACTGCGAATGCATCGAAGTGCTGTTTAGCAGCCTTAATCATTGCATCATCTTTAAAGCCTTTAGCTTGAGCAGTATGAACTTCTTTCTGTTTACCGATAGAACCAGTAACAGTATTACCATCAACAGAATCTTCTGTTTGAGCAGCTTCAGTCTTAACCTTCTGAGACATTAACTTACTCTGCAAAGCAAACTGTACTGCTTGTGCCAATACTTGACTAGTTATAGCTACATAAGCTTCAGCGTACTTATCACCGGTAATACGACCAGAAGAGTACTCTTCTTGCAAATGTAACTTCATAGATTTCATCATTACATCAAATGCACCAGTACCTTCGAAGGTAGCTAAGGTTACATCAGAGATATCTACATTATATTTGTTAGCAGACATTAGCTATCACCTAGCTCAACTACAGCGAATTCTTTTAACCACATGGTTCTATGCATTACAGGACTATTGATTCTTTCTGAATCTGACAGTTCTACTGTACTTTGGTATTGGCGTGATTTAAGCATATCTATAAAGATACGAGGAATACGGATATCTTCAGCAGCTTCACAGTTATAAGGAATAAATACTTTATGGTTGCCAATAATACCATTACCACATGTGAAGAACTCACCTCTACGTTGAGTCTTAGCAGGGTTACGACAAGTAATAGAAACACGAACCATCTTTAATGCAGAATTCATTTGATCAGTACGTTTAGAAGTACTTTCATCAACTTCAACTTCTTCTACTTTTGGTTCTAGAGCTTCAGCTTTAAGTTTCTTAAGAGTAGCTAGATTAGCGTTATGGTGGAATTTAACTCCCATAGCTTCTAACTGTTCTTTAGTAGTTTCAATTTCTTGTAGTTCAATTTCTTTATCTAAATTAGTCATGGTGTAATCCTTAAGGAAAGAGACTCCCCGAAGGGAGTCTTTATTATTATTTTAGTTAGGTTACTAGATCTTAGCTACTGAGTGAAGTAATGCAATCCACTCTGGACGTTCGATAAGCATACCGTGAGTCCATTGTAGAGAAGTAAAGCCAGATTGACCATAAGGGTCAGTACGGTCAGCACTTTCAGTACCCGGCATCTTCGTGATCATCTTGAAGTTACCTTTACCACCCATATCTGCTTGGAAACCTAGACATGTAAATGCATCAGTAGCAACTACTAGCATTGGGAACACATCGAAGTAAGCTTTAGCAGCAGTATGGTAGTTAGCAGTACTAGTACTACGGTAGTCACCAGCATTAGCACCAACAGTCGCATCTGCACCAGCACCATTCCATTCAGGCATTTCAGGAGCTACTACGATACGGAATGCACCAACTGCACCGATCTCACCGTGAAGAGTGTTAGCACCTTGAGAGTACTTCTCAACAGGTACGAAACAACGCTCACCTTCATGCTTCATGTTACGGAACATGTTTTCTAGAGGGTAGCCAATGTACATCACGTAACCAGAACCAACGATCTGTGTATCAATGATACGAGAACCAGTTGAAGCTTTAATACGGTTAGGAGCACGGTTCTCTTTAAGAGTAACTGCTAGACGTTGAAGCTGTTCGTAAGTAACTACAGAAGCAGTTGCAGTTGTAGCACCTGTCATAGTTTCTAGAGAAGTAGCA